AGGCGGTTGCGGATGGGGGTGTTGACAGGGTACAGGTTCTTGGCAGGAGCTTGCAGGTCGTAAGCGGTCAGGCCAGTACCCGTGCTGACAGACTTGGCGATGGCATCGGAGCTTTGAGCCAGCGCAGTCTTCATCAGCTGCATGGTTTCGAGAGTCACGTTCATATAGAGTCCTCCAGGTAGAGAGGTGGTTACGGTTGATGAGTTGATGAAAACAGCACTAGGTCACTTGATGACCGTTGTGCCACCGGCTTGGAACACTTTGCGGAGCTCGAACTCTGCTCGTGCGGGAGTGCCTTCAGGCGGGGCTTCCACCTGTTCGGCTTGATTGGTAACGTCAGGCAGCGCGTCCTGACCCTTGGACAACACCTTCAAGAGTGCTCGGCCCGGAGCGGCTTGTTTGCCAAGGGCTTCGAGCTTCTTGTTGAGGTCTTCGTTTTCTTTCTGCACTTTCTGGAGTTGCTCGTTGATCGGAGCCAGCGCCTTGCTGATAGCGTCTTCGCTGGTCGAGCCATTGTCAACGGTAGCGGCTTTCGAGGTGCCGTCTTCCTCGTCCTCTTCAGCATCTTGGTACCCCAGTGCCTTCAGATGATCACACGCTTCACCGATTGCCTTCTCCAGATTGGCCAGCGTTGCCTTGGTGGTCTTGGAGTAACGGGCACCAGCCTTAGCGATACCATCGGTATCGGTTTGGGCCGCTTGCAGGCGTTTTTGCAGTGGGGTGGTAGCTGTGCCCTTGGCAACCGCGCTTTGCAGCGTTGCAGCCAGTTCTTGGGCTTCTTCCTGGGCCATGGCGGTAAACAGGCCAATGCCGGTTGCCACCCAGTCCTTCAGAGATTGGGGCAGAGGGCTGTTATCACCCTCGTACTCAGCTTCCCAGGTCACGTCTTCACAGAGGTAAGCCAGCGAAGACAGGGTCTGAGCAAACGAGCTCACCGTGTACATACCCTTCTGCACCGTGTCACCAGCAGGCGTGTCCACCTTGCTGACATCTTCAGGTGCAGGCTCGATAACGGTATCGGCTGGCTTGGCTTCCTTCGATGCCTTCACCAGCGCCAGCACTTCAGCAGGGGTGACAGTGCCGTTGTCCAGCAGTTCGGCCAGTTCGTTCACGTCGTCTTCAGGGGTGCCCTCGACCTTGAACACCGTCATCACGGCATCAGGGTTGCAAGGACGGTCCACGAGGCTGACTTCAACAAGGTTCAGGCCCTTGATGATAGACTTGTTCATCGTGTCACGCTCAGTGACCTTGCCACCGATGCTGAAACCCTTGTACACCTTGGTCTGGACCTTGGTGATAGCCACAGGGTCAACGATGTGCGCACCGAACCATGTCTTGCCATCTTCACCGACACTCGCTTCGATAGCGGTACCGGCTGCAAGAGGCTGGTGCATTTCACGCACAGCGCCGAACTTCATGTAGTCGGGCAGTGCCGCCTTCATGGCTTCAGGGGTGATAGTCTCACCGTCAGCGTCGACAGACCCACTGGAAGCGAAACCCCATACCTTGATGGTGCCGTCTTCCTGGTCTTCAACCTTGGCGATGTCCGCGTACAGTTGCTTCTTCAGTTTCATGAGTAGTTCCTCTTAGTCATCGCCCAGGACGGGCAACACATCACATCGGCAGTTGGGGTGGAGTGGCGCGCCATCTACCCCACCGTCGAATTGTTCGTCGAGTGGTACGATCACACCGTCAAGTTCTTGGCACTCATCACAGCACCCATCACCGGTGATCCACTTCTTACCCTCGACCACACCGCTTTCACGGTAGGCTTGCAGGTTCCCGGCTACGTCAGCGTAGGCAGTCTCCGTACGAGCAATGACCATAGAACGCTCATCACTGAACCCGTAGTTCTGTGCGATGGTGTCCGCTAGGTCTTGGTTGCTAGAGCCTTCCTCCATGGCTTGCGCCACGTCAGAACGCAACATATCCCGTGTCGAATCACTGACCTTGGTGACCAGTTCCGCCGCACGTTCCTCTGCGTACTTAATAGCCTTTTCATTGGCTAGCTCTAGCTGCTCCTTACTGAACGACCCGGTCACCTGTAGGAACGCTTCCTTGCTGCCATCAAGGTGCATGGACGCCAGCACATCGGCAACCGATGGTGCGAGGTCCTCTAGCTCCTCGAAGGTCAGCTGGGACAGCAGTTCCTCAAGGTCCTTGTCAGGCGTATCAGCCTTGCCTACCTTGTCTGCCAGTTGCGCGGCGACACGTGCGCCCACCTTACCGAAAGCACCGTTGAACAGCTTGCTCAGTTTAGTAACTGTGCGAGCAGCCTTGGTGCGTTCCCGATCGATGGGCTTTACGCGTCGCCGCAGAGCTTTTCCCAGGTACTTACCTGCCTTGTCTTCTTCGCCAGAAGCAGGCGCTTCCTTCTTACCCTTGGCAGGTGGTGCGTTCGGGTCATTGGGTTCAGCAGGCAAACCATCTTCACCCATGACAGGTGCAGGAGGCATCAGCTCATCACGTTGCTCATCAGTCATTGGCTCCTTGCCAATGGCCTCACGGGCTTCGTCCTTGGTGATGACCTTTTCCTTGACGTACCCTGTCAAGGTCTGCATCTGCACCAATGGGCTTGTCTCGTCCTCCTCGACCCACTTGAAGCACAAGTCTTGGTGGCCGAAGTACTTCCACACGATGAGGTTCAGCAGGTTCTCCACCCACTTCATCAGTGGGATGAGGCCTTCAGACAAGGCTGCACCACGCACCGACTCGGCTGTAGCCCGGTTGACCTGCTTCACCAGCGCATTGGGGTCAATGCTGAAAGCGAAACACACGATACGTGCCAGCCACTCATCGTAGTCGTCCTTGAGCGCAGCCTCTTTGGTCATGATGGGTTTGATGCCACCCGGCACGAACTTGGCATGGCGTCGTTCAGCGGTGTTGCCCTCCAACATGGCGTCCCAGTAGTCCTGGAACTTCTTGACCTGGTCTGGGTTCCATTCTGGTGGCACACCGTACAGCATCTCAGGCACGTTGCCTTCAGTGTAGTACTGGAGCTGATGCAACTGGCGGCGCATAGCGATGTTGACGGTCATGATGACCTGCTCAACAGGGCTGTAGCCGTACACTCGGTTCGTGCGCACGTTGCGGGGCTTGTAGATCAGCTCATCGCGTGTGTAGTTGACAGCAGGCACACCCTTGATGATCTGCTGGTAAGCAGGGTCAGGGGCTACAGGCGTACGACCCGTTATGTCGAGCACCCGTTTGATCGTGCCACCATCTACGAGCTCCACTGAGTACAGCGAACCATCCAGTGTAGGACGTGGGTACACAGTAGCAGCATCACACACCAGCAGGTCTTCAAGCAGAGCCCGGAGCCACGTGTCCCAGTCCAACTCCCCATCGGGGAACTGGAGGAAGTCGATGACCTCTTGGCAACGCTTGTCAGCTTGCTTCTTCTCATCTCGTGGGCCGATGGTCCACTTGAGCTTGGCAAGCTGGTCCTTGCGTGTCTCGATAACGAGGCGCAGCAAGTCGTAGCCATCAGCCAGAGCACGCATCTGCTCGAAGCTGACAGCCTCCTGATCACGGGGTCGGTAGCGGGTGTTGACACCAACAGGGAAGTCGAACTGACGACCTTTGGCTTCTTCCTGTGCTTGAGGCGCGACTGGCTGACCGGGTGACATCCAGTTGTCTGGCTTCACTCCGGTCAACGCATATCGAGCACCCTGCACAACCCGGCTGATGATCCCCTGTTCAATTGGGGTCTTGGTTGGCATGGTCTATTGGCTCCTTAGATGTTACACGGCTACTGTCGTACTATTCGCTCTCACGGAACTCTCACGATCCTACGCACTTCAGCCTGACCAAACAGTATGTTTCCTGCGCCTGACGCCTTGGCAAAGTTCGTAAGCTGGAAGTCCGCTGAAGTGATGGACCCCGAGCCTGGCAGAGTCAAGATCGGAGTGCGAACCAGCATGTCAACCGCTGGCAGATTGGCTCCGGCGTTGTTCATAGTGTTAGCAAAGCACGTTGCGGTGTATGTAACACCTCCGCACACCACAGACATGTACAATCGTGGAGCGCAGACCGTGTCGGCTGGCAACCTGACCCAAACCTGACCGAAAAGACTGTCCGTGTTGGTAAGTCGA